AGACCATATTGAGAATGGTTCCCATTAAGCGAGTACGGGGGTGCGACACGCCGTGCTGTGTTGACATGGTTGACGTGTTGTGCTACGCGAATGTGCGCACGGGATTGCGGTGCGGTTTGGGCGTGTCGTGTTTTACGGTGTGGTATTATGTAGGTATCGGTTTTGATGAAAGGAAAAAATAAAATGAGTTTTATGAATCTTGAAGCATTGTCTAATTCAATTGATTTTAACGTGAATAGTATTTATGATGTGTTCGTGTATTTTGTCGATATTGCGTCCGATTGCTTAATCGAAACTCGGTTTGTCGATTGCATTGACGCATATGGGCTTAGGGATGTGCTTGACGATGGCGTGTTTTATGTTCCGGGTACGATATGTTTGGGGTATCGGATTAATCGGTGATTGCGAAAGGTTTCATCATGATTAAGAATGATAAAAAAGTTGCCACGTTTAACTCTGCGTTCAAGAACGGTAATATTGAATTGTGGTATTGTGCACATCGTGACGTGTATGAATTGCGCTACGATGTTCAGTTTTACACACCGGACGGTCTAACCGATGCTACCGCTTTAAGTTCGTATGATGCGGGTGATTATATTCAAGTTGGCGATATTCTAACCGATGCTATCGAATTGGCTAACACACCTTTGTTAGAGAGAGATTAATTATGTATTGCAAGCGTAATAAATGCGATTACATCAAGGGCTATAGGGTGTATGGTGAACGTCGTACTAAGGTGTTTGGTATGAGTGCGAAGCGGTTTACATGTGATTCGACTGTATCTGATTATGTTTTTGCATATTGTCGTGATATTGTTGATTTGATGCGGCGGGGATTGTGGGCGGGTGAGGTGTGGTGATGGCCTATTAGCTCAGTGGTTAGAGCGGCATTCTTATAAAATGTGCGTGCCGGGTTCAATTCTCGGATAGGCCACATGATTGTGATATATTTGGTCATGGCATGTCGTTTGATGTGCCATGACCTTTTTTATTTGTGAGGTGTTTTGATGGATGTTAGTTCGCTTGTAACCGTTGTCGGCAGTGTGGGTTTTCCGATTGTCGCGTGCTGCGGTATGGCGTGGTTTATCGCTACGACGTTCAGTGATTTTAATGATTTGATGACTAAGAACAATGTGTTGACCGAAGAGCTTATTGCATTGCTCAAGGATAATAAGGGGGATGATGGTGTTACGAATGTGGCGTAGCGTGTTGTCGTGCGTATGCGTATTGTCATTGCTTTTTGTGCCATCTGCTAGCGCGGACATGCGCGGGGTGGATGTGAGCAATTGGCAGTGTGATATTGATACGTATGCGCTTGATGCTGATTTTGTCGTGGCGGGTGCCACATGGGGGGTCGGCGGTTTTAACAACACATGTTTGACCAACGGTGTGAATCAGGCGGCGAACTATCAGCTCGGGCGTGCGGTCGATAGTGGTAAAAGCATCGGCGTGTATCATTACGCGATGGGTCGTGACGCGAACACGGAAGCCGACTTTTTCATAGACAACGTGCGCGGATACGTCGGAAATGCGGTGCTTGTTTTGGACTGGGAATCTCAGGATAACCCGAGTTTTGGTAATGGTGTGTGGATTGAAACGTGGGTTCGTCGCGTGCATGACCGTACACAGGTGTGGCCGATTGTGTATGTTCAGGCGTCTGCGCTGGGGCAGCTTACCTCGTTCGTGCGTGAGCATTGCGGCGTGTGGGTTGCTCAGTATGCGTCTATGAACGTAACCGGTTATCAGGATGCGCCGTGGTTGTATGGTGCGTATGGTGAAGCTATGCGGCAGTATACGTCGAACGGTTATGTGTCGGGTTATGCCGGTCGATTGGACTTGAATTATTTCAGGGGCGAACGGTGGCAGTGGGATGCGTACGCGCATGGTGACGGCGCGAATGTATCCGCACCGGAAACGAACACTGGCGGTAATGTATCGCAGTCTGCTTGCGTGGCGGTTACGTCGGGCGATACGTTGTCGGGCATTGCCGAGCGTACCGGATTGTTGCCGTGGCAGTCGTGGCACGGGTATGCGTCGGGCAATCCGGCGATGATTTATCCCGGCGAAACCGTGTGCTATGGCGGTGCTGCGGCTGCGCAGCCGGTCGCGGTACGTACGCATATTGTTGCGCCCGGCGAGTCTTTGTGGTCGATTTTCGGCGGTGATTGGGCGCGTGTCGCGTCGCTTAACGGGTTGTCTAATCCGAGTTTGATTTATCCGGGTCAGATTTTGCGTTATTGAGAATCAATATCAATAATCGGCGTGTCGCTTTTTGCGCACGCCGATTTTTGTGCTATAAATATTTATGTCGCCAAAAATGGTTGACAGAAAAAACAGATACAAAGGATAACAAACATGCGAAAGATACGTAAGGTAATCGCTGACAGCACCATAAGCTATTATGACCGGGACGGCGTAATTCAGACGTTCCACACCACCGGCAACGTTCGCACCGTTGGAATGGCCGTTAAAGTCCTTATGAACGCCGGTATCGTCAATGTGTTGATTGACGATATCACCGTCAATAAGACGATGTACGTAATGGACGTTGAAACGTTCATCGAACATGCCGAACGCGTCGCAACCGACGTAACCGGCACCGACGTTGACAACGACAACGACAACAATAACGAAGATATTGAATTTTGAAAGGAACTGAAATGAACGAGGAAAACGAACAGATGAACGACAACACCGTGAATGAAACCGCACAGAACACCGCCGACAACTATCGTTACATTTGTACGATGGACAACAGCACGTTCGAGGGAAAACGCGCCATCGTCAACGCACGTAACAGCGCGTTGTCGCTGAACAGTCGCGGCGCGGAACCATTGACGGTTATCGGCGCTTACATTGCGCCGGGCGTCCGTTCCCAGACGGGGCAGAAATGCGCAAACGTCTATCTTTTCGGAAAGGACGGTCAGACGTATTTCAGTCAGTCACAGGGAATCTACCGCAGCGTGTTGGATATCTACGACATGTTCCCCGATTTTAACGCGCCGGACGGTATCACTATTGCGGTCAAGCAGACACCGTTGGGCGGTGGCCGTTCCACTAAATCGCTTGAAATCAAGTAGTTCGGAATGAAACAAAAAGTGCCATATATTCTATGGCACTTTTTTTATAAGGTGGTGAACATGCCTAGAGCGCATAAACAAGCGGACGTTTTGACCGCGAAACGCAAGCGCGTACGCCGTGCGATAAACAGTCTGAAAAAAAGCATTACCGACACCATGCCCGAAAGCGAAGCGAACGCACGTCGCGCTTACATTCAGCGGCTTGAAACGCAGTTGAAACATACGTATGTCGGCCGCGTTCGTCATAGCGGTATGCGTGACGAACTGTATCAGCGTGCGAACGAAACCGCCGATAGGCTTGTGCAACAGGTGGGCGAGGTGCGCGGTGGCAAAGGGCGTGCGAGGGAGCGTGCCCGTTCGTTCAACATCTTCCGTGAGGAAATGCGTGCGGCGTCCAAGGGAATGCCTAGCGCACTGGGTGAACTCGGACGGGAAAAAGTCAAGATATTTTGGCGATACACACAAAACATATGGCAGAAGTCGAACGTGCCGCCGAACAAACGACTGGAAGCCATCATGAAAGCATATGACGCTAACTCGTTAAGCGAACTTTTTGACACCATCATGGAACGAAACGCAAAAGCGTTGCAATATGCCGAACGCATGAAAACGCATACGGGCGAATTGGAAGATTATACGGACGTTGACGGTGGTAGCCCGATATGGCTGCTAGCGGTTTCACCCGACGTGATACGATGAAAGAACGCAAGGAATTTAAGGTAGCGGCGATATTCGACACCGAAACAACGAACATCGGCACGGGTGCCGAAACGCGCGCATATCCGATATTGTACATTTTCAACGATTTGCGTGATACGCCATTGGAATCGTACACCCCCGATACGGACGATGTGCGGTTTTACCGGCACACGTCCGAAGCGTTATCGTATATTGACAATCTTATTGAATATGGGCGTGCGCACGGTTATGTGCCGATAATCGCGGCATATAATCTCATGTTCGACATGCAGACTCTCATGTTGGAATTGGCGCAGTCGTATACGATTACCGCTAATGCGCAGACTGCAACTAGCGTGTACACGCTTGATTTGTGCGTCGGTGATGACGTGGTGTGCCGTTTTTGGGATACGTTTTACTTGGAAATGGGCGGTTTGCGTGCAATGGGCGAGACATGCGGATTGCCTAAGGCGGTGGGCGATTGGGATTATTCGCTTGTACGCACGCCTGAAACGCCGTTGACCGATGAGGAATTGTTTTACGCGCGGCGTGATGTGCAAGTGATACCCCAATATTTGCAGTGGTTGCTACGCGCGAACCATTGGCTTACGCCGGACATGCTGGGTTGCCGTGTGCTTACCAAGACGTCGCTTGTGCGGCAGATGGCGCGGCGTGAGATTGGCGGTCGGCGCGTCACGTTGCAAGGTGGTAAGAAAATCACGTTGCAACGTGCTTTCGAGATGACGTGCAATCAGGAGTTTCCGAAAAACTATGAGTCCTATGCGTTGCGTAAGGCGTGTTTCCGTGGCGGTTTGACGTTTACGAGTGCTAAAACCGCTAGCGTTGTCGTGGATAACGTCGCGTCCTTGGATGTAACGTCGATGCATCACGCGTTTATCAACGGGCGACGGTTGCCGGTGAAATTCGCTCCAGCGCCTACGGATATTCTGCAAATCGCATGCGCACGCATTGTTAATACGTCGCTTGAAGATGTGTTGTCGAATTATGATGACCCGTTTCTTATGGGATTACATGTAGCGGTGAGATTCGTTAATCTCAGGTTGCGTGAAAACACATGTTTTGATGTGTGGGGCATTGCAATCTGCCCACGCTCAAAATTCGTAAAGACGTTGCAAGCGGATACGGATTATGCCAATAACGAGCGTGCGAAAACACAGGAAAACAGCGTCAGGGCGCACGGTTACGTTGACAGTGCCGTTAACGCGACGTACGCGTTCGGAAAATTGTATAGCGCGGACGAATGCATATTGCATGTCAATGAGATTGAATTATGGAACGTGGCACAAGTATATGAGTACGATGAAATGCACGTATTATATGGTGAAGCAACCACTAAAACGATTGTTCCGCCCGATTACGTGACCCTACAATCCAATATGCTGTTCGCTCGAAAAACCGACGTGAAAAATCTGATTAAACATTACCGTGAGGGTACGGCATACTCGAATGAAATACCCGATAGCATACCCGAGGGTATCGCACGCGACGCTAAGGCGGGTACGTTGAGCATGAAATTTCTGCAATCCTATTACGGCAGCACCGTGAAAGGACAATTCAACGGAATCTATGGCACGCAAGCACAGGACGTCATGAAAGCCGATTACCGCGTGACGGAAACCGGCGAGCTTGAAGTCGATAGGGCTACGGTCTGCACGCCCGAGAATTTCGCGCAAAAACGCCCGAAAACACCACGCGTTCTATACACGTACGGAATGCGAATCGTAGCGGGTAGCAGAATGCACCTATTGATAGCCATGATGTTGATATATCGGCGTTTCGGCAATCGCGTTACCGTTACGGGCGGCGATACCGATAGTCTGAAAATCAGCTGCGCCGATGACGTGACCGACACGGAACTATTGGACGCGCTTGAACCATTGCACACCGCGATAGAAAACGCAATCAATCGCACCATGCGGCGCGTCCGAAGCACCGCGCCCGACATGGCGTCAACGCTTGACCATATCGGCAAGTTCGAGGTTGAGGACTGCGGCGGCACCACACGTTACGCCGAACACGTGGAACTGTGGAACAAGGCGCGTGTAAGTCTTGATTTGTCCGGGCACGTGCATGTCACTTGCGCCGGGCTCCCGCGACCGGACGGTGTGTACACCATTGAAGATTTTATAGCGGAAGTCATGCGTGCGGGGCACGGTTTCCGCGAAACCGTACAAATGTCGCTCGGCTATGACGTGTTGGTCGATTATGAGATTTGCCATACGTTGCAACGCAAACGCCCACATGTATGGGATAGGTACGTCGGCACCGTCACCGATTATCAGGGCGCGACATATCATGTTGACGCGCCCGAAGCGATAGCGTTGTATCCGTCCGGCAGATGGCTGGGCGAATCGGACAAACAGGCGAACGGCGAGAATCTGACATACCTTAGAAACATGTATGATAGAAATGTGGAAACGACACCGCGCGAACTTATTGTACGTAACGGCAAACCTATGATTGTGAGTATTGATGGCGAAATATTATTATGACCGGCTTAAGACGTTGATATTGCCGCGAAACGCAGATGTGAACATGATTATCGGCGCACGTGGCCTAGGTAAGACATACGGCGTGCGGAAATACATGATAGAAGACTATTTGAAAAACGGGTACTGTTTCGTTGAAGTTACACGCTTTCGTGAGGAAAACAACGATGTCGCGGCGAATTATTTCAGTCGTATCGTGCAAGATAATATTTTTCCCGATTATGAATTTAGGACAACCAATAAAATAGCCGAAATTCGTAAAAAGAAAACCGGTAAGAAAGAAAACGAATGGAAAACAATCGGATATTTTATACCTTTGTCGTTGCAGCAGCAGAAAAAGAAAAGCACATATGTGAATGTGCGCAACATTTGCATGGATGAAATTATTATCGACAATGATGACAGGTACCACACGTATCTGAAAAACGAGTTCGAGCAATTGGCGAAACTTGTGGATACCGTCACGCGCGAACGTGCCGACGATACGGAATTGCGCAAGCCGAGAATATTTCTTCTCGGCAATGCTTGCGACGCGTTCAACCCGTATTTCCAACATTATGATGTGCCGTTGGAGCCCGAGTTCGGTTTGCAATGGCTAGGCGGGAAAACATGTCTGTTCGATTATGTGCGGGATGACGCGTACGCCGAACAGAAAACAAAGAATACAGTGTCGGGACGCATGTTGAAGAACAATGATGACATGACCGCTAAAAACAGGTTCAAACGGCACGACACCGATTTCATCGAAAAGCCGCACGCCCATGCAAGGCTTACGTATGTTTTCCGATGGCTGCGGAATGAATACGGCGTGTATGTTGATTTGCGTTGTGGATATGTCTTCGTATCGTCGAAATACGATGGCGGTACGCATGTACCATATTTCGCAATCACAAGGGACGATAACAGGTTGAACTATCTTACCGCGAACATGGCGAAAGATTTGATTAGGAATCTCACGTCATATTACGCGCTGGGGTACCTACGTTATGATATGGTGGAAACGCAACACGCCGTAAGTGAAATGCTCAGAAATTTCGGTGTAAAATAAACGCGGCATACGCAAGGTGTCGTAGCGAGGTCGATAAAACATTATCATTGATAACCACGGTTGACTCCGCCAATGATATGGCCGTGAGGGAAAAGCGTGCCGTCCGTCGTTGTGAATCATGTTGCAAGTATGCTATTCTTAAGTCGTGCCGGTTCGGTATTCGTTCGCCGGTACGACTTTTTTCATATATGAAAGGAAAACGCTAATGGATGACGAAACCACCGAGGAAAAGGACACCGCCGAACGCGATGACCTCACCCCCGACGAATCGCACCGTGCGGGCGAGTTCGATGACTTGCGCGACATGCTTTCACGGGTGCTTGATAAGATTGACGCGATGAACGAACGAATCGACGGAATCTACGACAATTTCACCGATTCCGTGGCGCAAATGGTCGAAAACGGTGCGACCGTCAAGGAAACCGACGATGACGCGGCGGAAGCAATCGCGCAAGCGGCGGCGGAAGACTTGGAAAACCTTGATTACACGCTCTGAAAGGATGAATTATGGCAGTAGATAACGCGACAATTTTGGACAAAGTACGGCTCAAGGGCACCGACGATTATCAACAGCGTATTCCGAGCGCTACGCAAACCGGCGTGGCGAATACCATGCGCTATCTGTTCGACCCGATGAATCGACAGTATCTCAACGACTGTGTTTGGAGCATGGTAAACCGTATTGGCCTTACCGTAATGGCGCAGAACACACCGTTTGAAAACCCGTTGGCGGTTTTCAAAAAGGAAAACTTGTACTGGGGTTCGACCGTACAGGAAATCGCCGTCAAGTGGATTAAGGCGCACGGGTACAAGGATGACGCCGAGGAACTATTGAAGATGCACCGCCCCGAAGCGGCAGTGTGGTTTTACGAGATGAACCGCAAGGACCAATACCCGATTTCATGGACGAACGATGAATTGCGTCAGGCGTTCGTAGACGATTTCGGTTTGAACCGTTTCATAGCGCAGATTATGGAAACACCGCGCAACAGCGATAATTACGATGAAATGAACATCATGCTTGCGCTGATTCGTCACTACGAACAGAATCTTGGTTTCTACAAAGTACATCTTGACGCGGTGCCGAGTGACCAAACGACGGCTAAGACGTTGCTTAAGGCATTGCGTTCCACGGCGGGACGTATGCAGTTCCCCAGCACACAGTACAACGCGTTGAACGTGACCGACATTCCGGCGTACGCTAATCCGCAGCAAATGGTGTTGCTGATTGAGCCGGAATATCTCGCGTCCCTTGACGTTGACGCATTGAGCGCGGTGTTCCAGCTGGACAAGGCAGACGTGCCCTATCGTATCATTCAGGTGCCGAGTCTCGGCATTCCGGGTGCGGTGGCGTTGCTTGTTTCGACCGATTGGTATCAGGTGCGCGACACCATGTACGGCACCACGCAGTTCTACAATCCGCAGACGCTCGGCAACACCATGTATCTGAACCACTGGGGCATTTACGGCGTGTCCCCGTTCACCCCGTGCGCGTTGTTCACCACCGACGCGGGAACTTCAATCAATGTCGTGACGCAGACCGTGACCGGCTTCACGCTGACCCCGACCACGGGCAACGTCAAGGCGGGCGACCTTGTGCAGCTCACGCCGAAGCTTACCGCCAGCGTCAATCCGACCGGCACCGCCGTACAGGTGGCACCGGACGCGGCAACGTACGAGGTTGCGGCGAACCATGCCGCAAGCGGCGGCGGCACGCCCGGTACGGCGTTCGACCTCAACGTGAATACGTTCGTGGATGACCAAGCACGCTTGCATGTCCAGCGTGACGGTCTTGTGGCCGGTGATGTCATTACCGTGACGGGCACCGCCACGTATGTCAATCCGAACGGCGAGACTACGGAACATTCCGCGACATGCAAGTTCACCGTCGAATAGTCTGATTCGACTATGGTATAAAATGAGTGGTGTTTCACATGAAACATCACTCATTTTTTGTATATGAAAGAGTACGTATGGATTTTCCACATCTGCAAAACGCAACGGCGTTCCCGGATACTGACACGCGCGTGTACGAACAGTACCGCAATGTTTTCGACTACAATGTTTGGACTCCAAACACGGCAATCAAACTATGTCGTGTGAATTGGTACGACGATTACCATGATGTCGTAAAATTCCCCGATGACACTACAAGGGACGCATGGTTTGACAAATTGGAGGGCGAAACCGTCAAGCTCACGACTAACATGTATATCGCACGCGCCGACGCGGACGGCATAAAATTGCCCGTGCCGTACATGACGGCACAACGGTATAATTACATCGTCGTTGACTTTTCGCATGACATTGTTAATACGCCGTATCAGAAAACCGACGTGCAGACACGTTATCATTTTTTCATCACTTCCGTACGCGCGGAAGCGCCGAACACGACAACATGCACGCTTATGCGCGACGTATGGACGGACTATATCAACAGCACCACAATCAACGGTTTGCTGTTGTCACGCGGACACGCGCCGTTGATGGAAACAACGCCGATGCAACTCTTGGAAAACCCGCGTGCGAATTGCCGTGACTTCACGCTGCCCGACGTAGACTATGGCAACGCTGCCGCCAATGTCAGGAAAAGCACGCCGTTTAATCTGCAAAACGGCGCAAGATACATCTGTGTGGCCGCGACGTTTTCACCCGGACAATTGCAAGCCATGAGCGGCGTGCGCGGGTCGAACATCACGGACAGTGACCCGACATACACCAATAATGACGGCACGGTTAACGGGTTCTCATGGGGTGCCGGAAACATTTACACGTCAAACGTCACCGGCGCGGGCACGTCCTATAATTCCATTGATAATCTCACTGCAAGCAACGTAACCATGTACGCGCTCGAATCGTCCAAAATATCGGGCGATTATTTCGATACGCTTTTCGCATATTATCCACATATCATGTCACAGGTTACAGCGGTGTTCGTCGCTACGGCAAACATGATGCGACTTGGTAACGCCGTGAGCGTGAATGGCGTTGAATGGCATACGGTCAGCGGCGCACGGACAAAACTATCCGATATCGATTTGACCGTCGATGATTTCGCGTATGCTAATGAATACAAGCAAATAACACGACTGTATCTTGCACCCTACGCGCACTTGGAGATTTCCGACAATATCGGCAATAAAACCCGTGTGGAAATAGCGGACTGCGGGCACCTCTCGGTACAGACCGTCACATCCCTCAGCTACCCGATATTACGACAAATAACATGGCTTGACGGAATCGGAACCGACGGCGACACGTCAATCAGCATTACCGCCATCAACGGCACTAACATAAATGTCAACGTACCGAACGCTGACATGCTCAAAACGCTCATATCGCACGACATACCGACATACGCGTTGCAACGTCGCGCAATCGACGCGCACCGCGCCGAAGCATACAATCGAGAAGTCGCGCAAGCGCGTGAAAACGCCATTCTCTCGTACGAAAACGGCGCACGCTCGGCTAACGTGGCATTGAGCAACACTAACCGAAGCAATGCGAACAGTATCGCCAACACGAATCTGACGAACGCGCTCAATTCCACCGTCACGGCCAATTCAAACAATGCATCCAACGAAATCTACAAAAACAACGTGACACAACAAAATTTGCTGTTGAGTGCATCCAATACCAAAATCGATGAAATGAACACGGCCACCTTGGACTTGACAACGAATCTCGTAAACACGGAAATCACGGCGAGCGCGATTGGCACCGTCACCGCTGCGCTGGGCGCGATTGGTACGGCGGCGACCGGCATAGCGGTGACGGCGGCGACGGGCGGCGCGGCGGCACCGATGGTGGCGGCGGGACTCGGCGCAGCCGGAAGCATCGGATTGTCAAGCGCGAGTTTCGCCACCGGTGCGTCCAAAACGGCGGCGGAAGCCGCTTACAAGCAAGCGTACAATGACGCTGCCGCGTTCACAGCAAAGAAATACAATGGACAGGCCAATAGCGTCAGCATTGCAATGGCGGGCACGCAAAACATTCAATCAACGACGCTTAACACCAACAATACGAACGCAAGCAACGCCACAAACAGCAATATCGCGGCCAACAATGCGAACACGTCGAATACGAACGCGGCAGCGTCACGCAATCAGAGCGTGGATAATGCGAAACGTGTCATGGTAAACGCACGTTCCAACGTTAACGCCGTGTGGCGCGACTTGCTCAACCATGCCGCGCAGCCCGTTGGAGCGTATGGCGGTGACAATTTCAGACAGGCCACGGGGCTTGACACCATGACCGTGAAAATAGTCACCGAAGACAATGGCGCTATCGCGGCGGCGGGCGATTACATGCTACGTTATGGAATCGCAAGCAACAAACTGTACAGCCGACCGTCGTTGACGCCTTGCAAGCATTTCACGTATTGGCAGAGCACGGACATATGGGCAATATGCCCATTGGCGCAAAACGAACAATTGCAGACAATAAGGGATATTTTCAGTTCCGGTGTTACAATATGGAACAGACCGGAAGAAGTCGGCGGCGACTTCGTACACGACAATCTATAAGGCGGAAAGTATGGGACGTAAACGCACGCATAAAAGGCCGTTGACCCGTGCGGAAATGGGCGAACGCGGCGCACCGATGTGGCAGCAATCCGAAGCGCTCAATTCGCAAGCGTATTCGATGGCGTATTCGCAAATGTTGAATATCGCGCTATCAAGGTTCAAGTGGTTGAATCTGCCGAAAACTTGCGACGCGTGGTTTTTGGAATACAATCTATTGTATTTCGGCTACGCCACAATCGCGTTCCCGCATAGCAAACCGGGAGTGTTTTTCAGCACGCAAGCGGTGACTACATCTAATTTCAACGTGTATTACAAGCCGAAACAGTGGGATAGTTACGGTATCAACGGTTGGAGATTCCCGGTGAACAATTCCAATGGCGTGTTCATCTACGCGAACCGTGCGCGTACGCCACTCATTCCGACCATTGAATTTTTCGCGCATGAAATAGAAGATTTGTACATGACGCGGCGGCAGAATCGTTTCAATCAGAAAACGCCGTTCATATTGGAGGTTCCAGCCGGACAGCAAACGGCGGGTATCAACGTTATCAAGCAAATCTCAGGCGGTGAAATGGCAATCATGGCGACACCGGGTTTCACCGATTCCATGAAAGCAAACGTGCTGAAAACCAATGTCGAATATATCGGCATGGAATTGCAGAACGATATTCAAAACACTTGGAACGCGTTCTATCAATCGTTGGGCATTAAAAATCTCCCGTTGAAAATGGAACGGCAGACCGCCGACGAAATTAACGATTACGGGGAGCCGACCGACCTACGCGCACTCAGCGAATTGGAGGAACGGCGTGCCGCGTGCGACATTCTCAACACAAGGTTTAGAAAATATCTCAAGGAACCGATACAGGTTGTATGGAACGAAGACAATGTGTCCCGCAACTATAGTTACTTGACGAACGTTGAAAGATTGAACGACGATGACAATGCAGAATGACATAAACCATTATCAGTCATGCGAATCACAAGATGATTTCCATGGCGTGATGACGTACACGTTTGGCGAACTGCTCGACGTGCCGGGCGGTGTTGATTGGGATAATGCCGCATGGTCATGGCGGGACGTCGCCTATGATGACACGCAATACGTGCGTTGCTGCAAGAAAATCGAAAACCGTTTCTATGACCGCGAACTAGGCGTATTGCCCGCAAGCCGCTGGAAACGGCATTTCCTACGATTGATAGCTGAAATAATGCCGACGCTGAAACCATTGTACGCGGCGGTTGACGGCAATTCCGGCGTCATGCTATCCGATATGGACACATGGCATAAAATGCGCACCGTGTTTTCCGATTTTCCAGCCACGCAATTGGCCGAAAATCAGGATTACGCAAGCAACGCGACCGATAACCAATACGAGACAATCGCCAACGGTGACTTCATGACCAAAGTCAATCGCATAAGAAACGGCGAATACGTCGATATTGACGTATTGTTACTTGAACATCTTGAAACATGTTTCAGCCCATTGTGGACGGTAAACATAAACAACTATTGAAAGGATAATACACATGTTTCCATTACTGCCGTTTTTCTCGGTATGGCCGTACACACCCGCCATACCCGCGTTCTATTGGAACGCTAAAAGTCAAGAGGAAATAATAAAGCACATTGCGTGTGAAATCGACCACATAACGGCATATCTTGACGAAATCGTAACCGACATAAACAAAACGTTGAAAGACTACGATACACGAATAAAAAACATTGAAGCGCACATAAACGATTACGGTGTAGCCATAGCGCAACTGCAAGAACAAATCGAACACATAGGAGACACACAGTTAATATGGAACGTCACAAAAGGCGAATACACTGACAGTAAAACCGCATTACGTGATTTGTACCGCGAATTGGCAGTATACGGCGCACGCGTCACACAAATAGCCGATATTAACACCGGCAAACTAGCCGAACACCGAACAGACGAAGCACCCGCAATCGGCAACCTTACCATATTCGATGACGCCACACCACGCGTCACTAATCCAACCACCGGCGAACAATATCCACCATTAGCATGAAAGGATAAATCATGGTTAACACCACGAATTATGAACTGGAAAAATACGAAGCGGGAAATTCCGCAAATCTACTTGACCAATACAACGGGTCAATGGATAAAATCGACGCGGCAATAAAAAGCGTCAGCGATAAAGCAGACCTAGCATTGAACAACAACGTGCTACCGGACGGCCTAGCCGCATTCATAGAAGCGCTAGGTCTGACCGGAACTAATGCGCAAACTCTTGGAACCACTCTTAACCACATATTAAACAGAACCGGCACGGAAATATTCACCGTCACCGACCTCAGCAAACTCAAAAAAACCGCAGAGGGCTATCCAATTCCACCGACCAAGTAAAGGCACACAATCATGGCAACAGAAACCCCATTCTATCATCTGCCACTATACGAAACCGGCGACCTAGCCGACCTCCGCGACGGATACAACGCGGCAATGCGCACAATAGACCGCGTAATCCACCAACTAAAAGTACAGGAAGAAATAAATCATCCAACAAATCTCAGAAAGGACAACTAACATGACCGACTACACAACCAACTTCAATCTCGAAAAATATCAAACCGGCGACGCGGCAAACCTCAATGACCAATACAACGCGTCAATGGACATTATCGACGATAACCTTTACAAAATCAACACTAACGCCAACACTGCGGGCGGTAAAGCCACACAAGCACTAGAAACAGCACAAAACAACAACAAAAATCTAACAGCATTAGGCGTAACCGACACCGAAACCGCAACACAACTCAAAAACAAAATAGACACAACCGCAACAAACCTCACTGCCACAACCGAAACCGCGAACAACGCTAGTGACAACCTAAACGCATTAGGTGCGAACACCGTAGAAAACGCGACCAATCTGAAAAACCGTATAAACGACACCTATACAAAAAACGAAAGCGACAACCGATATGTACAAATACCGGTCACACAAGATACGCTAATCGCAATAGGTGATAGCTATTTCGAGGGTTTCAGAACAACTAACCCCGCAACCGATAGCATGATAGTAAAAGCGGCACAAAAACTAGGCTTGAAATGCAACAATTACGCAGTCGGCGGTAGCGGTTTCATCACCGGCACGACATTCCTACAGCAATTACAGCGAGCTAACAGCGCGACAACCGACAAAACTAAAATCAAATACGTCGTAATCGGCGGTGGCCGTAACGACGCATACAACAAACTGAAAGAAAACGACGTTGCAACAGCGCTCACCTACGCTAAAACCAATTTCCCATATTCAAAAATCGTTTTCATACCAATGATGTACGACAACACATGGCCTACACGCGATGACGGCCAAAAATACGGTGTAATGTGCGCCGGTGGCCGCAACGCAAACGTATGTACCGTCAAGGACGCGCCATCATGGGGTCTATACTATTACACCGGAATGACAGACATACACCCAAACACTCAGGGTTCAGAAGTATACGCACAATACATAGCAACCGCAATTCAAACTAACGCAACCGCAATGCCGCGCGTAGAACGTCACACAGACGTAACACTTCCGGGCATAACGGACGGTACATTATCAGTATTCATTAACGGTCTAGACATATCCTACGTATTCCGAGGCAACAAAACAGAATGGAATCGAAATATTTTCGCCACCGTAAACAAGTCCAACACTTGGGGCGCGTGGTCTATGCTTATGGGTTGTCTTGACGACGGCACACCGCTCAAATTAAAATTCGACGGAATGAATTTTAGTATCGAAAACGTGCTAGACGGAACCGGAAAAGCCGGCATCGTCAATTTCGCATACAATATGAATATATTCGAACACAACTAACAAATAACAATTAACCCCGATAGGTTTTTTCCTATCGGGGTTTTTATATGTCAATCGCCGTTATCAACCGAAATAACATATTTACGGCAACGGCGGCCTTTCTTGGTTAAACACCGTTCGGTTTCGACGTAATCGTAATCGTTACTCAACGAAAACTCAACAACCGTTGCAAGTGCGGACTCGAACGTGATAACGGTATCATCAAAATAACCATTATCGCGAACGGTAGTTATCATCACATCTTCAATGCAAACTTTGTACCAAGTGTCCTCTTCAAGTTCGATAACATAAGCATTAAAATTAATCATTTTATTTTTTCCTTTCCTTAAGTTGACACTTACATAATACCACACCGTAAAACACGACACGCCCAAACCGCACCGCAATCCCGTGCGCACATTCGCGTAGCACAACACGTCAACCATGTCAACACAGCACGGCGTGTCGCACCCCCGTACTCGCTTAATGGGAACCATTCTCAATATGGTCT